GCCCAACACTACTATCAGGTGATTCATTAGTATTCAAAGATGGTGCTGGTAATACACTTTACACAGCAACTGGCGCAACTAGCCTAGCTACTTTAGTTTCTGCAATTGGTTCAAATGTTACAGGAGTTACAGCTAGCGTAGTTGGCGGATACTTAAATCTGTATTCAACAGGTGTGACAATTAATATTTCAGGAACAACTGTAACCAAGGTTGGTTTAACAGTGGGTTCATACTTAGCACCTAAACTAACAATCCAACCACACTACCAGATTCCTTTATACAAAATTACTGATCAAAGTGGTTCTGTTGAAGGTTATCCAACAGGAAGTTTATGGATTAAAACAACTCCGGTTAATCTTGGTGCAAATTGGGATATTAAAAAGTACAATGCCACAACAGGTAAATTTGTTAAACTAGCAGAGTCACAATTATATCCAACTAATGCCGCAGCACTAGCAGCATTAGATCCAACAGGCGGTGGCTTAAATATTCCTACTGGTGCTGTTTATGTAAAATACAACGATGATGAAGGTTCAACACCTTATGCACAGTTTAAGATTTATGGAAGAACTGGGACCGGCCAGACTGTAGTTACATCTAAGCCGATTACTAGCTCTACATTTAATGCAAATACCACATATACGTTTACTACAAGTTGGACTACTCCAGGTAGCTCATCTTATACATCAGCAGCTACAGTAAGTTTTAGTTATGCTGGTACAGCGAGTGCAGTAGCGGCTATCAATGCACTAGCAGCAGCCTTTACTACAGCAGTGAGTGATGCAAATGTAACAATTTCTTACACAAGCAGTACTATCACAATTACTCATCAAGCAGGCGGTGATATTAAACTTGTTGATGGCACAGGTACTCCAGTACATACATTATTCTCAGTAAACGATGCAGGAAATGGTACAAGTAACTTCTATACAGATCCAAGCTCAAACGGTAGTGATGGCAAGTATGTAATCACACAGTGGGCTTCAACATTTGCTGGCACAGCATTTGCTCCAGCTAGCCTAACTGCTCCAACACAACCGCCAGCAGATGGTACATTGTGGTATAACTCATCAGTTGAAGATGCGGATATCATGGTTAATGATGGCACACATTGGAGAGGTTATAAGTCTAGTCAGGCCGTTGCACTAAATGGCATCTATGGCGGCGGAACTACTGATCCAATGGGACCAATTATTAGTTCTACAATGCCAACTACTCAAAGTGACGGACAAACAGCATTGGCCAACGGCGATCTATGGATTGACGTAAGCAATACTGAAAACTTCCCAGTCATAAACAAGTATAACTACAATACTAAGAAATGGGTGACAATTAACAATCAAGATCACACTACAGAAAATGGTGTTATTTTTGCTGATGCACGTTGGACTACAGACGGTGGTGCCGCTAACGGCGCAACACCTGCTACAATCCAAGCATTATTGCACAGCGACTTCTTAGACTTCGATGCACCAGATCCAGCACTATATCCAAAAGGTATGTTGTTATGGAATCTACGTCGCTCAAGTTATAACGTCAAGCGTTATGTTGTTGGTTATGTAGATCCTAATGCATATGATACTCGTTATCAAAATACACTACAAACTTACTTCTATCCAAATGTTTGGGTAAGCGATGCACCTAATGATGTTCATGGTGTTGGTCAGTTTGGCCGTAAAGCTCAACGTGCTGTAGTAGTTAAAGCACTAACAGCATTAATTGAAAGCAATCAACAAATCCGTGACGAAGACAGTCGTGTGTTTAATCTAATCAGCTGCCCAGGTTACTTAGAAACTCTAAGTCCTCTAGTTGATTTAAACACAAGCCGCGGTGAATTATCATTCATTGTAGCTGACGCACCAGCACGTTTAACTCCAGATGCTACTACATTGAGCAACTGGGGTGCTAACACAGCGAACGCTGCGGTGGACGGTGAAGACGGTCTAGTAACTACAAACCCATATGCAGCAGTTTACTATCCATGGGGTTATACACAAGACTTATTAGGCAACAATGTTGCTGTTCCACCAAGTCACATCATGTTACGCACAATCGCATTAAGCGACAATGTTTCTTATCCATGGTTTGCGCCAGCTGGAACACGTCGTGGTGGTGTTACAAATGCTAGCTCAGTAGGCTACATTGATGGTCAAACAGGTGAATTCGTAACTGTAGCATTGAATAACGGACAGCGTGATACATTATCAACAGTACACGTAAATCCAATTACTTACTTGGGTGGTATTGGTTTAGTTGCTTATGGTCAAAAGACACGTCAGTTAGTAGCAAGTTCATTAGATCGTATCAACGTAGCACGTTTAGTAATTTATCTACGCTACCAATTAAACGCTATTGCTAAACCATATATCTTTGAACCAAACGATACTATTACCCGTAATAGCATTAAGCAACAAATCGAATCGATGTTGTTAGAGTTAACAGGTCAACGTGCTCTTTATGACTACCTAGTTGTTTGTGATACAAGTAATAACACGCCAACAAGAATCGATGCAAACGAACTTTATGTTGACATAGCCATTGAACCAGTTAAAGCTGTTGAATTCATTTATATTCCACTACGCTTAGAAAATACTGGTGCAATTAAAGGCCTAGGCAGCAAATAATTAGGAGAAATTAAATGGCAATCGCAGCATTATCAAACTTTACAGTACCGTTAGCATCAGACCAAAGCGCAGCATCACAAGGTATGTTGATGCCAAAGTTGAAGTATCGCTTTAGAATCAACTTTGAAAATCTTGGTGTTAGCACTCCAACAACTGAACTAACTAAACAGGTTAGCGAAGCAGCTCGTCCACAAGTTAAATTTACTGATCAAGTAATTGAAATTTACAACAGTAAAATTCACTATGCCGGTAAACCAGCTTGGGAACCAATTAGCATCAAACTACGTGACGATGTTACTGGTTCAGTTAGTAAACTAATTGGCGAGCAAAATCAGAAACAGTTTGACTTCTTTGAACAAAGTTCAGCAGCAGCCGCAGGTGATTATAAGTTCACAATGCGTATTGAAATGCTTGACGGTGGTAATGGTTCACAGACTCCTAACGTTCTTGAAACATGGGAATGTTATGGTTGCTATTTAGAGTCAACAAACTGGCAAGATTTAAAATATAGTGAGCAGGGTCCAGCTATGATTGATATCAGCGTTCGTTTTGATAATGCTGTTCAAACTACCGGCGGCGCTATTGGTGCAAGTACACCAGTAATGAAATCCCCAGGCGGAACAAACGCACTAGGAGCATAATTAAAAAAGCCTACAAAGTAGGCTTTTTTAATGACTATTGATTAACTACGTAGTTTATTTTTAAACTAAATATTGTATGGCCTTCACATCCGACCGTAATCTTAAATCAGATCCAACAATCAATCTGCGCGACCAAGAACACGCCGCCAGAGTGTTTGCGGATAATCAGTTTAGGCTAGCACCTAAATTTAAGTTTTTATTCCATGTAAGTTTTGGTATAAATGCTGGTGCTCTTCAAAACGCTAATATTGTACAGCGTTACGGTAATGAAATTAATCTCATGGTTAAGAGCGTAGATCTACCGCAGTACAAGGTAGAAACAGAACTGCTAAATCAGTACAACAGAAAAAAAGTTGTACAGTATACACATAAGCCGCAAGAAATTGGTATAACATTCCATGACGACAATATGGGATTAATTAATCAGTTATGGCAAAGCTACTACAGTTATTATTATGCAGATCCAACCAGTGCTAGCCAGCCGGGTGCATATAATAGAACAGCGATGAGAAGTTTTGATTATATCAATAATTCCTACGGCCTAGATAACAGTAGCACCAGTCCATTTTTTAATTATATTAAAATTTATCAGATGGCACGTCACGAGTATGTTCAATACACATTGACTAATCCTATCATTAGTAATTGGAATCATAATAAATTAGATTATGCACAAAATGCTCTGCATGATTTTACTATGAAAATACAATACGAAGCCGTGAGCTATTCAGTAGGTGCGGTTGCTGAAGGCGATCCAGAAGGATTTGCTATGGAACACTACGATCAGACTCCAAGTCCTCTAAGTGGACAGAATCCAGACCCTACTGTCAATAATCCAAGTTTTGTAGAATCTTTAGATATCCAGGCTGCTGC